ATATAAGACGAACCAGCAGTATAAGATGGGTCAATGTTTATACCCTCCTGCTTTCCCAATTTTATAAGTTTATCCAAATTCTCTTTTGTTAATTGGTTGAGAGGTAATAAGGCAAAATTCGCCATTAATGAATAACCACCCTCAACTAAGCCAGCAGCTACATTAGCTGGGGCAATATCCATTTGCCCTGTATTAGGATCAACAAACATAACTTGAATCTCAGGATTAGCCCCAAGAGAGGTTAAAAAATCGCTTAAATTTTCTGTTTTCTCATCTGCCATATTATTCTCCTGGTAAAATTATTCTCCTTCTTGCTCCCTCTTCCTCTGTCATTGGTCGCCTCGTAATCCCCGGGGGGGGCATTCCTAAAATACTTCTTAAAACATCAGGAGAAGAAGCTCTAGCTTCAGGGGGAATTACTTCAGGTGGAATCCCCATTGGTTTCCCTTCTTCACCCGGTTTTATAGGAATACCTTGTCTCATTCCTAATTGCATTTCTAATGTCATAATATACCTATTAAGAGCATCAGCTTCTAAATTTTTACCTTCACGCCTATAATTAGCCACTCTTAATCTTAAGAACTCCAGCATAGCTATTTGTTTAACTACTGGCATCTCTAATGTCTGGTCTTGAATAATACGAATATATTCTTGCTCAGCATCCTGAACACCAAGGATATCATCCCAGATAGTTTCTCTTGATAATAATTGAGGAGGCTGCATGGCTTGTCTAGCAAACATAATCTGTTGAGTTTTATCCAATGGGGAAGTAAGGGGGATAGTAACATCTACATAGATGGTATCAGGCACATCTTTAGGACTAAACTCCTCAACAAAGAACAAACCTTTACTTAACTCTTTAGGATTAGTAGTAGAGAGACTAACTTTAGGATATTTACCCTTTTTATATTGGTTTAAAAACTCAGTAGCTACTTCCGAGATTACATGTTGCATAGTATTCAAGTAAGGCGATATTTTATATCTAATAGAAGCCATCAATTGCGAAATGGCAAATCCTGATAGCTCAAATGGAACACCACCATAAACAACATCGGGCAATCCACCCTTTTGAGCTGATTGTCCTAGAAAACTAATCAAAGTAGCAACTTCCGGGGGTGTTGCCGCATGTTTAAGAAGTTCAATTGTCTCCTCTAACCTTTTAGGAATAACTGACCCATAACCCCTTATATCCTCTGCTTTCACTACTGGCTCACCAGTAGTAGAGCCAGTAATTATATTAGGGTAAGCTGTCTCAGCTACTATCTGTGCCATAAGAGAAATTAGACTATTACGATAAGCATACAAATCTTTATTAGCAGCTATAATGTTCTCCCCAGCTCGGACAAACCAATCAGATGATACTCTATCTGGATTGCCAATTGCGCCCACAAAGATTGGTATTCTCTCAAACGGTTCTTCTCGTAATGGCTTAACAACCTCATCACCAACATAAATAGCGTTGTAAACAGTATCACCCTTTTTTCTCCAGTAATTGATAATCTTCACTGTTGCCGAATCAATGGGAATATCAACTTTCCACGATTCCCCCATCGCTTTAGCAGTTCTGCCATCGGTTTCATAAGTTCTAATAAATCTAATAAGTCCATCAGCATCCCATTCAGGATAGCAAGTAATAGGGTCAAATAAATCAGCTCTAAAATCTACTTTCCCATTTTTCTCTGTTACTACTACAAAAACAGAATACCAACCAGAGCAAATCCAGTGAGCCATTTCTTTAAGCCAATATGACTGTCCCCTAGAAAACTGCTTACTATCAAGATATCTGAAAATACCCAGTAAAAACCTTTCGGCTTTGCTAATTTTCTCCTTTTGCTCAGCAGTATAATTGATAGTCAAAGGAAGACGAAAAAGAGGAGGATAAGAAGATAATAAGGCAACAGAAGTATCATATAAAGTCTTAGGGTCATTAAGAACCCAATCTATCTTACCTTCCTTAGCAGTTGGTTTAGTAAGATTTAATACTTTCCTATCCTCTAGAATCCTAACATCCCGTTCTTGCCAATATTGTTTTAGTTCTTGAGCTTCTTCTATAATATCCACAGCTTTATCATCCTCACCTTTCTATTATATCATAATTTGATATAGCTTGTAGGGCGAAATCTAGGTCCCCTTGATATTGGTGTCTGTTCCCTAACTATCAAAGCTATCATCATAGCCATTAACTCATCATCATGTTCACCAGAAGGAGCTTCAGGCTTCTGCCCCATAAACTGAAAAGACGATGCTTCCTTAAGCAAATTCTCACTCCAGGTAATTAAATCCCCACTTCTAATAGATGAGCCAAAAGTATCAATCATCATCGGTCTCGTTCTGCCTGAAGTCACCCATCCAGGCTGTGAAACCTCAATATTTAAGGCAATATTATAATCCCTGTAGTAATAAAGACGAGGATAATTATGTTCCAACAGTATTCTTAAGACTGTATGTCCATGACCCATTCTTTCTACCGCTATAAGCGCGTTATTATACCTATGTCCCAGTCGAACAAGCTCTTCAGCAAATAAATCAGGTGCTATTCTCCCCCTCAAGGTAGCACAATGTTCATTTGTCTTTGTATCAAGCACACAAGCAACCGAAAAATCACCTTTAGGCAAGCCACCACCAACATCAACCCCAATAATATAATTCCTACCACCCATTATATCTTTCCAAATAGTTAAATTACCCTCTTTTTTGCCCTCCTGGACATTCAAAAGATATCTTCTTAATGAAACACCATCAAAAACACTTATTTCTGATGACATCCAGCAATCCACGTCATTCTCAGGGTACTCTTGATAGAATAAATCCTTTAATTCAGCTATTTTAAGTCTTCTCCAAGCTATTTGTTGATGTGTAAGACCTTGATTAGTAACTAATGACTGCTCTTCACGATTCAATTCTAATGGTTTCTCTACTGGTAATTGATATTCCAAGGCATACCACCAGGGATAAAAGAAGGCCTTATAAGGAATATCGCCTCTTTTAGCCCCATCATAGAGACGATAAAAGAAGCCACCCCGCCCGCGAGGAGTTGACTCCACAGTGACAAAACCGCCTTGCGATACCGTTTGTGTAATGCCAGCAAATAATTCTACTGTATTAGGCTCATACCATTGAGCTAATTCTGAGAGGTGTATTATATTTAGATTCTCACCCCTTCCGATCGTAGTGGAGGCAGCACTTTCTATGTGTATAGAAGCATCCAGGTCGGGAAATCTTATTCTTGAAGCTGATTTCCAGTCTACTTTAGGTCTTGGTTCAGGTAAGTGATTATAAAATCTATGAACTGTTTGTAGAAGAAATTCAGCCACATCGTCTTTATGAGCAATTAAGCCAATATTAGTATAAGGATTTGTAAGAAGATGATGAAAGTTAGCTGCCAATATAGCTGTGCTTGCGCCCATCTGTCTTCCCTTCAAAATTATATCTCTATGAGTTCTATTTTGAATGTAGTGCTTCTGAGCAGGCCACAACTTCATAGGAACAAGATGTGAGATACCCCTCTCATCAGCTTTAGTTAAGATTTGAAAGCAAACAGGAATATATTCTAAAGGGTCAAAGAAATTCATTTTAGGATTAACCATGCCACTAAAACAAGATAGTAGGCAGTTAGAAATTCCCACCAGTCCATCCAGCCCTGGTCTCCAATATCTGTATCCTCCCAGTATTCATAAATACCAAAGCTAATAAAGGCAAGAAGCATAGCAGCAATTGCCTTAGATGTCTCGGGAGCAAATAGACACCCACCAGCTATAAAACCACAAAGCCAGTGAAGTGGATGACGAAATCTTCTGAGTAATTCCTTCACCTTTTACCTTTTTCCCCTGTTCAAAACTAAGGTAGAGGCTCCCTCTCTTTCTTATGTAGAAGGCTTCTGTCTGCAAACCACCAAGCTACCATTCCGCCTACCATTCCTATAAACCATTCGGGAACAGCCTCACTATTCCAAACCCCATCACAAATAGTTAGAAAGCCTATGATAGTGAGGAAGGGTCTAACTAGAGAAAGTAGAAACTTTATAAAAGTATCCAATTTTCACCTCCCTTTACCTTTCTTTCCTTTCTTTTTGCCCTTATAAACTTCTACTTGAATCTTCTGCCCCTTCTTTTTCTTCTTTTTT